TACTAACGCTACTCATTAGTACTTGGGTGTTAATCTCTGCTAAAATTGTTAAACTTTCCCCTAATATTGCGCAGACACCTCTTATCTTTGGTGCAAAAAGAACGCTTGCAGCAGCACCAATTTCTTTAATTAAAAGGGTAAACTTGAATCTTCAGATGTAATTACATTTGTACTCACATCTAACTTACCTAATCCCCAAACTACTTTACCATTGCCCATATAAGTCTTTGGTGCTTTAGCATCTCTTTCTTCTTTAGACTGGCTTAATGTGATTGAAACATTATTACCAAACTTATCGTTCTTGTCATCAACAATAATAGAAAGGTTTAAATACTTGTCTTTGATTAACTTCGTTCTGTCAATCTTTGTTACATCAATAGATGCGTTGATAATTGTTGCCATTTTATTTTTTTTAAAGGGTTATAATTCTTGTTCCAATTCTTGCCTGTATCTCGGCATCGTATTTTTGAAGCCAGGTTCTACAAAGTTCAACTTTTTCGATAATATCTTGCTCAATAGATAAGTCTCGTTTAAACTCGTAGGATACCCAGCGTTCAAAGTCTTCTAAATGTGAGTAACTAACTTTAGTTCCATAATTAGCTGCTGCAGGAGTGTCGCCAAGATAATAAAATAGTGTAGCAAACTCTTTATTGCAAAGCATCATATATCCTCTTAACTGCCATTCGTAATCAGTATTAAGTTCTAAAGCTGAATCTAATAAGGTTTTTCTATTCCAGGCACATTTAGTGTCTATGATAGAGTTTTCAAGGATAACATCGGGAGTACCTACCAACCATTCGTTTGAATAAATATCTTCGTTTTTATAGGATTCAATACCACCATATAAAACTTTGGATGCAAACTGAATTGCCTCATCTTCTAATAGAATACCTTTTGTTAGGTACTTTGATGAAAGTTCTTCCTTGTCTCCAGCATACCATTCTTTAAGATAGGTTATGCAAGTTTGCGATAGTTCGCCTGGCTTCTTTGACTTGCTCATTATTTTCCCTAATGAACTTGGTCTTGCTTTAAATAATTTCATTTCCTATTAAAAATCTTAAAGTCTCTGCATCCATAGAATAGCGTTCTTGAATAGCAATTAAATTCTTGTTATCCTTTAGGTAACCTGCTCTGCATTTGTCAAACAATTCAGTACCTACTTTTAAAGTTGGCTTTAATTTTTCTTCTACCATTTTAACTGCATCGTGCATATTGGTTGCATCAGCATCTTTGGTATCATCAATAAGGAATAAACCATTAAGAGCATATTTCCGAGCATAACTGGAACTCGCACCAAAACTCTGCGCAATATCCATACCCTTGCGACTTGGGTCAATCCCAGCCGATGCCGAAGCGTTAAATTCTTTACCATCTTTATCAAAAAATTGAATGTAAGTTTCGCAGAAGATTATTCCTGCTTTCTCTTGAACGCTATCCGATATTATCATAGTACATCCGTACTTAAGTAATAAAGGTTTAACTGCTTCTAATATATCTTCCGTAGAACGATACTTGTACTTCCCAAAGGAATTGAATTGATTTTTAGGTGCTTTTAGCTCCGATTGAATTTTTAATAGTGACATAGTTTTAAGTTTTGGTTTTTAAAGATACTAATTATTTTATTAAATTTAAGTAATTATTTTTAATTATTTGCTTCGATAAATGTAGCTCGTAATCGTTTGTAATCCTTTGTATTTCAGCTTCTTTAACTCTATTTATAAGATACATTGCCTGGACTGATTTGCAGTAATTACCATCTTCTAAAGTTTGTCTATAAAGCCTTTTTAACTTATCCAGCTTACTTTCCTTCGGCGGATTATTAATGAATTTATGTACCGTTATAATACTCATTATCGTGGTCTACAAATATCATACAATGTATTAGCAAAAGTAGATTGACAAGCCAATACAGGTTGTTTTAAGATTGCTAAAATTAATTCTTCGTAGTTCTCGTTAATAAACTCTTCGACATCTTGTGTAAAGTAGATAGGATTCTCTGCCTGTTCCATACTTGTAGGGTCTAATTCAATTTTAACTTGACCTCTTGAAATATCGTAATTTTCTAATACCCAAAAGCGTAGGTCTGCTTGTTTAAATCTATGGTGGTAAACAATGAAACCATCGGTGTATTCGGTGTAATAGGTGTTTTGGAAATCAACTTCTACAATGTTAATCTCTTCAATAATTGGATTTTTTAACTTTTTCATTTTTTTCTTGTAATGGTTAAACAATTTTTGGTTAATTCTTTGCAAGAGTAAGTCTTGCCGTTGTAAGTTTTGTAATACGATAGTAAGGCTCTAATTCGATTGCCTTCTCGTTTGTCCACTTGCATAGTCTCCCCTATGCCCAGCAACTTAATTTGTAGTGCTTGTTCTTTTTGGTAAATCATCTAATAATTGTAAGGCTCGTTTAAATACTTGAATTCTTGCGTGTACTTGTCTTGACTTGTAAGGGTCTTTTTGTACACTTGGTAGCTGATTAGTTAGCTTGTTAATTGCATCTTTTAAGCCTTGCTCAAATGATTGCTCTTGTGGATAGTTTATCATTAGTTTATCATTGCTTTGGTTTTAAATAACACCCTAATTTATCCAACTTGCAGGTGTTGTGGCTGTCCCTATTTATAGGTTAGGAATAAACTTTTGCTAATAGATAGTCAATCTAAATAGAACCTTGCTCTATCATCAAGCCCATATGGTTATCACACCATTTCTTATCGTATTGGGCATACTATTTGGTGATTAGCCAAATCGTTTCTTTATCTATTATTATTTTTAGATATATTGTTAATAATTTGATTTCCTTGTTCTTTTACGAATTCAATCGCTAAATCATTAGCATCAGCAGGTAAAACACCTTGCTTAATAAGTTTCATTTTAGTAATAAAAGCTATTTGCTCAAATACATTTTCTACCGTGATTGTTGTTGAAGTATTCATAATTTTAGTACCGTTGGTTTGTTTCGGTATTCAAATATCTTAATTAAGATTTAATATCCAAAACATTTTTTACAAAAAGCCATAAATAAATCATAACTCGCTGATAATCAAAGAAATTATTTTTAAAGTTTTTTTAGGATAAGGTAAACAACAACACCAATACCCAAGATTAAGAGTAAAGTGTTATTTCCTTTTGGCTTTTCTTCTTGAATAGTGGTTTTATCCACCTTTATAGCCTTGTTTTCTTTCTTATCGATTTTAAGGCTCTGTAAGCGCTTACGCTCCTTAATGTGCCTCTTTATATGGATTGCCTTTAGTTTGTGCTTGTAATCGCCTCTAATAGCTTCTAAAGGTGTAACTTGATGGTTTACTAATGTGTCAAAAACATAAGCTATTTCTTCGGTTGTTTCAATATCACTTGAATCGGTAGCCAATTCGACCTTTTGGACCAAAGTTATAACCGAATCCACTTTAATAGTTTCTACCAGCTTTTTAGACTTGCAAGAAGAAGATAGTAAAATTACTACCATTAAAATAATTACGCTTTTGGACTCCATAGTTTTATAAGTTTCTTTTGTCTTTCTAATCTGCAATCTGCTTTGCACTTTGAGCAATATACTTTAGTACCTGAAGATATGTATTCAGCCTTGCAACACTCGGATATAGTTAAAGGATTAACCTCTATATTTAAGTCTTCTTTTATTTCTTTTGATTTCTTTGCCATAATTTAAAGATATATTATTATCCTTTCGCAAATTTAACCAAAATAAAGTAATTATCCTACTTACCGCTTTCATACTCAATCTCCCTATTTAAACATTCAATAGCTTTCTTTAAGTCCTGAACCAATAAATCCTTTTTACCTGCTCTTAAAATATACTTAATTGCGTTACCCTTCATAAAAGACAAATTGTAAGCATTTGCTATATCAATTACATCCACAGGCACTCCTTTAATCTCTACTTTGTAGTATTTAGGCTTTGTAACTATATCAGCTATTTTACTACCAGTTAATTCGATAGGTTTAAATTGATACTTAACGCTGCAATTAGTACAGACTTCAGAGCATTCGCAATTTTCAAGATGGTTAATTTCTTCGATAGTTTTCATTTTGTTTCTCTTTTAGTTTTTCTTTATTTGTTTCGGTTATTAATTCTCTGCGTACTATTTCAATTTGGTTGTATAATTCTTTTAATTTCTCAACTAACATCTCCCTCTTTGTCTTCATCATAATCTAAAAAGTCTAATCGTGTTTCAATCATTTTAATTAACCTCGCTTGTGTCAAGGTTTTGTAACTTGGGAATAAAAGTAAACTTTTTTCCTCTAATTCAAAAAGAAAATAAACAAAGAATTTAAGTTCTTCTAAAATCTCGCCATCAGTTACATCAAATATTTCTTCTTCTTTATTCTCCATATAAAACACCGTTATAAACACATTTATAATCTATTATAGCGTGTGGTTGTGCAAAGAATAAAACCTTATCTCCATCTATCTTAAAAGTTACCTCTAAAAATCCTTGACACCAATCCGCAATCTTGCCTGTTGGTAGATATTCGACTGCTTCCATTAACCTGGTGCATCCTACTTCAAACCAAGCATTAATATTATGCCTATTTCTTATGTATCGCATTCCTAATCTGTGAGAGTGTCCTGTACAACCACTTCCCCAATATTCGATTATATTTTTCTCACTTGCGTTCTTTGTTAAACTTAAACCGTGAGTAATATCAAAAATATCAAAGTAATTAAAGACATCCGTAGGGTCATAAACCATATCGTTCTCTGCCAGGTGCAACATTTCTTCAAACTTTGTACTTTCAAAGTGTTTATAAAGAATAGCTAATCTTGCAAGTTGTCCTTTGGATAATAAAAAAGGCTTTGTAACTCGCTCATCGTGATTGCCAGTTCTTATTGTAATCTTTGCATCCGTTGAAAGTCTTAAAGGCTTTAGGATTTGCTCTTCGGTGTATCTAAACTCTTCTACTTCGTTATATCCTTTTAAGATACCATCCATAAAAAGTTTATTCGTATGTTTAGAAACAAAAGGTAAATCTACTATATCTCCGTTGATACAAACTTCATCAAATTTATTGTGTTGTAGAATGTTATTGATTACCCTTAAACATTTAAGGTCAGCTAACCAACCGTGAGGGTCAGAGAATACAAATAGTTTATAGGTTTTTTTATCCGTTAGCTTTTTTAACTGATATTGGTTGTACTCAGTTTCGGTTAGTCTTGGTCTGTACATAATAGTTTTTTTGTCGAAATTACTAATTATTTTAGCATATGCAATTATCTTTTATTCAAAGGCTTACGATTTATTGTTGTCATATAACCACCCAAAGCAATTAAAGCCGAAAGAAATAGCTTAATACAAGTATTTAAAGACCAAATAAAATTATCCCAGTCAATAGTTACCCAAGCATTCGCAATAGCTACAATTGCTCCAAATACTGTAGAAAGTGTATTATTTAATTTTCGCATATAAGTTAAACTCCCTTAATCTTCTTCTCATTAATCCTTTACTAACCACTCCACCAACTTTAATCCACATCAAGAAGCCTATTCTTATTTTTTCAATCGTTTGTCCACCATTAATAAATTTAACTAAAGAAGACTTTGCAAATGCTCCACATCCAATGTTATAACAAAGACAAAATAAAGCATCAAATTCATTCTGTTTAAGCGGTCTAATGACATATCTCTTAATACAATTAGCGTAAGTATCGGAAGTGTCCATAAATAGCTTATAAGCCTCCTCTTGCGTTATTTTATCACCTTTCTTTACAGGCTGACCATTATCGTATTTAGTCGAACCAATACCGATTGTCCAAACTCCAGCAGTACACTGATAAGCATCTAACTTTAAGCCTTCAAACTCCACTAATAATTTTAATCCTTCTTCGCTTATTTGTGCCATAAAAAGTCTTTAATAAAAGTTACTCCTGTGATAGTTAATATAAAAGCACCAATTCTTATTGCCCAATTTATGCCAGTATTATAATCCCTTACTTCTTGGACTTTAGTTTCCGTTTCTTCTAAAGTTTCTTCGATTAATTCTAATCTTTGAAGGATTCCGTTTCTATTTAGCTTTGAGCCTGTAATAGCCTGGCTAATCATTTCTACATTTATAGACAAACTTTTTAGCTGGTCATTTATTTCTTTTAACTCATTCATTATTCTATCGGAGGTTCTACTGTTGTTGTTGTATTACTTTCACTACTTCCTGGTGCGCCTAAAATAGGACTATTACTAAACTTAAATGGTGCTAACCCAATTGTGAAATCTTCATTTTTACTTGTTAAATCTTCTTCAAGTTTGCCGTTAGTTTTGTTGTTAAAGTAATCGAAAGAGGCTTCAGTCATAAAGAAATAAGCGCTCTTTTGTATAATATTTTCTAATCTTGCAGTTAAACAATCAACTGATTCATAAAAACCACTATCGGCAGTTACTTCAGTTAAAAATATACCTATTCTATTTTGAATATAACTCTTATCTAAAATACCTTCTATGCCTGTGTAAACAGGGAAAGCATAAGGATTTACTCCTGTTGCAGGTGCTTGTTCTGCATATACATTGCCTGTAAAGGTTCTTGCAGGTGAACGGTAAAAAGAAAGAATAGAAGCAGAGACTAAAGATTGTAAATAGTTAAGGTTTGCTCCTTCTCCGACAACAAATTGCCAAGGTCTTAACCAAGAGTTTGAACTACAAATAGAATTTTCTTCAAAATATGGCGATGAAGTTCTTGCAACTTTAGTAAATATTACATCTTCATAATACAAAGCAGAGTTTGCATCCGAAAATCCACCATTAAACATACTTTCAACTTTCTTAGTTTTTCTTTGGTAAGGTAATTGAGTTGAATTATTATCTATATTTTGTAAAGCAGCGTAACCATATTTTTCAAGGTTTGCGTTTTGTACAGGTACAACTTGTACTTGCATATTGTCTACCTTCCAATCAATACCTGTTTTTGGAGTTAATGGGTCTAAGTGTAAAGTTCTTAACCAAAACTCTAATTTAGTAAAACGATAAAACCAGTTATCAGGTTGAGCAGTAGATATTACACCTGTATTAAATGTACTTTGTGTTACTAATTGAAAAGATTTCCATTCATTATTTAAACCACTCCAAGCAGCAAACCTTGCTGGTCCACTTCCTATTGTAGCATAAGGTCTTACTCTATCGTAATCACTTTGAGCAACCCATTGACCATCAAAAAAAGGACTTACATAATCCCCCCAATCAGGTCTATAAACATAAAGTGAACTATTAAAACCATATTCAGGAATATCGCTTGGCTTATTAATTTGATAATCAAACTTTACATTAAAAGTTAATTTGTCTTTAAAATATCTTGGATTAGGCGCATCAAAACTTAAACAAGCATCAAACCTATCCATTTCAACACTTATTCCTATGTATTTATCCCATACTAACCCAGCTTGAATTTCATCAGTAGAAATAGAACCTAAGTTCTTTTTATCGTAAGGGTTTGGCTTATTTTCTTCTACATAATAATCTGTGCTTGTAACCGTTGGTGCTAATTCCCAATCTAAAGGTACATCCCCTACATTACCTTGAAAGAATCCATAATTAGGCAATAAGTTTTTAGGCTTATAATCGTACATCATTTGTACTTCATCTAATCTTGGTCTTAAGTTTACTACTTGGTTCTTATCACTAAATATAACATCCGTACCTCTTGCAATTTGATTTTTAATATCATAAAAACCATCATCTATAAAAGTACCTGCTGAATTGTGTTTTCTATAAGGAACTGTATTATCTTCGTTTGTGCCTACTTCGTTAATTGAATGGAAATCTTTTCAATTAGTAACACAAAGTACATTCAATACAGGTGTAATATCTACTTCTCAACTTGATAACTGGTTTTATCGTTTTACTAAATTAGAGTTTTGGTTAAGAACTT